CCCCCGCCGATCCGGAGTCGGGTGCCGTCTGGATCAACAACGACGGCACCCTGCTCAAGTCCGTCGGCGCGCGCTCGGCACAGACCCTCATGTTCGAGGCCAACCAGCATCCGCGGCTGATGTCCGACATCATGGGCCTGTGGGCGGCGCCGACGGACGCGGCCATGCCGACGGCCGACCTCAGCGAGTGGGCCGACCCGCTACCGGTCCGCAAGGGTAACACGACCTTCAGTCTGCACGGCGTCGAGCTGCGCCTGCAGCAGCTGGAGATCCGCTGCGGCCAAGCGGTGGAGCTGGCCAGCCGCGTCAATGACGAGCTCATCGACATCTCCGACCGGCGGATGACCGGGACGGCGCTGGTCGAGGCGACCGCCATGAGCGCGCTCAACCCCTTCGCCCTGGCGGCGGCCGGCACCACCGGCGCGCTCGCGCTCCAGCACGGCACGGCCGCCGGCAGCATTGTCCAGCTGGCGGCGACCAAGGTGCAGCTCGGCCGTCCGTCGAACGCTCCGGCGCAGCAGGGTGCGGCCATGTGGTCGATCCCGCTCACCTTCCTGCCAACCGACGGCGACGACGAGCTGTCGCTGATCGTGCAGTAACCCGAGGAGACTGCCGTCCATGTTCCGACTCGCGCAGCGGATCACCTACACCTGGCCTGTCACCGTGCGCCGGCCGATCGACGGCGGCCGCTTCGAGTCCGACAGCTTCCGGGCCATCTTCTCCCCGCTGAGCAAGACCGAGGTCGACGAGGAGCAGAAGGCCTGGCGGGCGGCCTTCGACGCCGGCAAGACGGCGGACGACTTCGCCACCTGGCTGCTGCGCCGGGTCTGGGTCGGCGTGCCGGACAACGAGATCGGCGACGACGACGGCCAGCCGCTGCCGTGGTCCGCCAGCCTGCGCGACAGGCTGCTCGCCGACATCTTCATCGGGCCGGCCGTCTGGCAGGCCTATATCGCCTCCGTCGCGCCCGAAGCGGCGGCCGAGCGCCGCCTGGGAAACTGAGGTCGGCCGTGCGGCACCTGCTGCACGGCCGGGCCGAAGAGAGCGCGGCCGCCCGCGAGGCCATGGCCGCCGACCTCAAGGCCTTCGGCTTCTCGGCCGAGGCCATTCAACGGGCCTTGGAGGCGCCTTCGAACGAGCCCGAAAGGCCGTTCGAGGTGGAGGACCGCGGCATCCTGGACGCGCTCCGGCTCTTCGCCGCCCTGACCACGCAGTGGCGCTGGGTCGCGGGGCACGGCTTCGCCCTGCGGGTCGGCCTCGACCTCACCGCCGCGCCGATCGCCGCCCGGGCGCTCGGCCTGCGCCTCAAGGGGCGGCTCTTCGACGACCTCCTGACCTGCGAGGGCGAGGCCCTGGCACACTACGCGAGCCGCTCCCATGGCTGAGACGCAGCACAAGCTCTCCGTCCTGCTGACGGCAGACCGCCGTGGCTTCTCCGGCGAGGTGCGCGGGGCGAAGGACGAACTGGGCCAGCTGGGCGAGGCCGGCCAGCGGACGGCGGCCGAGCTGGACAGGCTCGGCGACCAGCGGGTCGCGACCCAGCTGGCCGAGTCCGCGCGCCAGGCCCAGAGCCTCCGGGAGGCGCTCGACCCCCTGGCGCGGCTCGAACGCCAGCTGGGCGACGAGCAGGACCGGCTGAACTCCCTGCATCGCCAGGGCGCGATCACGGACGGCGAGCGCGCCCGGGGGGTTGCTGAGCTCGCCCGGCGGTACCGGGAGCTGTCGGCCGCCGCCGACCCGGCCACGCGGCTGGCGAACGCGGCGATCGAGGCCCGGCAGGCGCAGGCCGCCGACATCTCCCAGGCGCGGTTCAACAGCCTTCTCGGGGTCGGGGTCGGCGCCGGTGGCTCGGCCGCCGCCTCGGCCGCGGTCTTCGCCGAGGCGGACCGCCTGGCGGCCGAGGCCAAGGCACTGCGCGCCGAGCTCGACCCCCTGGGGGCGGCGCAGCAGAACCTCAACGCGGAGCTGGCGCGCTACGGCGACCTGGCCCGGGCCGGTGCCATCACCAGCGACGAGCTGGCGGCCGCGACGGCCAGGGCCAACCGCACCTTCGAGGTGACGGCCGGACGAATTCGGGCGGCCGGCGGGGCCGCGGCTCTCACCCGCAACCAGCTGCTGACGATCCAGTACACGGCGAGCGACATCGCCGCCTCGCTGGCGAGCGGCGCCTCGCCCTTCACCATCCTGATGCAGCAGGGCGGGCAGGTGGTGCAGGCCTTCGGGTCGGTGCGCGGGACCTTCGCCGCTCTCGTGACGCCGACGGTCGCCTATGGCGCAGCCGCGCTCGGCGTGGTCGGCGCGCTCGCCGCCATGGCGACCTCGGCCGACGCGGCCATCGGCCGGGAGAAGGAGCTGCAGCAGGCGCTGCGCGGGCGGGGGGCGGCGATCGGCGTCACGGTCGACCAGCTGCGGGCGCAGTCGGCCGCCGAGGCGGCGGCCGCCGGCATCAGCCGCAACGCGGCCGAGGACCAGCAGCGGGCCTACCTCTCCACCGGCCGGATCGCTCTCCCGGTGATGGGCGAGCTGATCAAGGCGAGCCGCGACTATGCGGCCGCCACCGGCCAGGACGCCACCACGGCCACGGCCGCCCTGGCCGATGCCTTCGCCGACCCCGTCGCCGGCGCGGAGCGGCTGCAGCGGCAGCTCGGCCTGCTCGACGACCGTACCCTCACCCTGATCCGCACCCTCGACCGCCAGGGCGATCGGACGCGGGCGCAGATGGTCCTGGCGGACGCGCTCAACGCGCGCGTCAAGAACCTGGCTGACGACGGGCTGACCTGGCTGGGGCGCCGCTGGAACGAGGTCGCCACCGCGGCCTCGAACGCCTACCGGGCGATGGGCGAGGCGATCATCGGCCGCGAGCCGACGCCCGAAGAGCAGCTGGCGGCGATCCAGGCCGAGCGCGCCCGGCGCCAGGCGCAGGGCCGCGCCCCCGATCTTTCGGGCGTCGGTGACCCGGCGGCACAGCGGATGCGCGATGCCGAGCTGCGCAACCGGCCCGGAGCCGCAGCGCCGGCCACTGGCGGGCTGAGGGCCGTCAGCGACGCCCAGCTTCAGGCGATGGAGTACGATCTCCTTCGGGCCCCGGTGCTGCTGGAGAGAGCGGCCCGGGCCGAAAAGGACCGCACGGCAAGCATAGCGGCCGCCGATGTTGTGCGGTCGCTGACGCCGGATTTCGAGCAGCGGGACGAGGCGGTCGGCCAGCTCGGCATCGTCAACCGCGGCATCGCCACCGGACGAATGGGCGACCCTGAGCGCGCACGGATCGCGCAGGAGCGGCTCGACTGGCAGACCAGCAGCCGGATCTCCGAGACAGACCGCATCCGGCAGACGGCGGAGATCGAGGCGAAGGCCGCGACCATGACCGGCCGGGCGCGCGAGCTCTACCGGGCCAAGGCCCTGGCCGAGCTCGACGTGCGCGGCCAGCTGCTGACCGCCTCGGAGCGCCAGGCGCGCATCGACGCGGCGGTGACGACGGCGCTCGCCGGCCAGACGGCGGCGCTGAGCGACCGCACCGCAGCGCTGACCGCCGACGCCGCCGCCACCCTGGCGGTGGTGCAGGCCTGGGGCGAAGGCGGGGCGGCCGCCGCGGCCGTGGCGCAGGCCCGCCGCCAGGCGATCGGCGACGTCGCCGGCACCGGCGGCTCGGTCGAGGCGCGCACCCGGCAGATCCTCGGGCAGCAGGCAGCCGAGGCGGCCGTCGGCGGCGCCGAGCGGGCCGACCAGATCGCCCGCGAAGCCAAGGCACAGGAGGCGCTCAACGCAGCGATCGGCGGCGGCCTGCAGGCGCGGCGCGAGCTGGCCCTGCAGCAGCGGATCGACGAGCAGACCCGCGACCTGCGGATCGCCGCCGCCAACAGCGAGGGCGAGGTGCAGCTGATGCTCGCTCGCCAGATCGTGGCTGTGACCGAGGCCCTCGAAGCCAAGGCGCGCGCTGACTGGGGCGAGGAGGACCTGCAGCGCCAGCGCGACCTGCTGGACCAGATCCGCGGGCCGCAGGAGGAGTTCGCCCGGCGGACCGCGGACCTCACGGCCCTGTGGGGCGAGGGCCGCATCAGCCTCGGCCAGTACAACGACGCCCTGCGCCAGCTGCGGCTGGAGCAGCTGCAGACCGACAAGAGCGCCGGCGCGGGGCTGGAGCGCGGCCTGCTGCGGATCCGCGAGGACTACTCGGACACGGGCAAGCAGGTGGAGGACTCGCTGCGGTCGGCGGCCGCCGCCGGCGAGGAGGCCTTCGGGAACCTGGCCGAGAGCGGCGGGCGGTCGGCCAAGTCGATCGCCGACGTCTTCCGCGACGCGAGCCTGAGCATCACCGCGAGCCTGGCACGCGCCGGCTACCGAGCGCTGGCGACCGAGGGCATCGACCTGGCCCTGGGGCTGATCAAGGGCGGCGCCGCCGCCGCGACCGCCGCCTATGCGCCCGGCGTCGGCCCCGGCGGGACCGGGTACACCTATTATGGCGGCCCCCGTGCGCTGGGCGGCTCGGCCGAGCCGGGGGGCGTCTACAGGGTCAACGAGCAGGGCGACGAGTACTGGGCGCCGGAGCGCCGCGGCCGGATCATCACCGCCTCCGAGGCTCGCGAGGCCCTGGGCGGCGGCGGCGGCCAGCCGCCGGCGGTCAGCATCGTGGTCAACGACAACGTCGGCGCGGCGGTGCGGGTGCGCAAGCCGCAGCGCGCAGGCGAGCCGGTCTCGATCGACATCGACGAGATGGTCGGCGGCCAGATCGGCCGCGGCGGCCGCACCGATCAGGCGCTGGCAGCGGCCGGCGTGCGAACGCCGGGGCAGCTGCGATGAGCACCGCGATCGTCTCCTGGCCGGCCGACCTGCCGTGGCGGATGAACGCCGACTTCGTGTACACGCCCGGCGCCGAGATGGTCACCGAGGACACCGGCGGCGGCCTGCCCCTGTCACACGAGGCCGACACGCCGTCGGTCGACTTCGTCACCGGCTCGCTCGACCTGACCCGCGCCCAGCTCGGCAGCTTCGAGACCTGGTGGTCGGCTGCGGCACCGACCGGCCTGGGGCGCGGGCGCAACTTCTTCTGGTTCCCCGACCAGCGCTATCACCTGACGCCGCTGCTCGGTGAGGACGGCCAGCCGCTGCTGGACGACGACGATCAGCCGCTGCTGCGCACCGCGCTCTGGCTCTGCACGCTGCAGAGCAAGCCGGCCCAGGTCTACCGGGCCGGCCACTGGTGGCGCCTGCCCCTCGAACTGTGGGTCTGGCCATGACGGTCACCGCCGAGCAGTGGGCGCAGGCGACCAGCGAGCGCGGCCGGGAGGCCTGGATCGGCCTGCTCACCCTCACGCACCCGAGCCTGCCGGGTGGTGTTCTGCGGCTCGCCACCGGCGGCGGCCGCCTGTCGGCCGAGGCCGACGAGGGGCCGATCTATGGCGTGGTCAGCGGCGAGAACACTTTTCGCTACATCGCCGCGAAGGCGGCCCGCGGCGTCGAGGCCGGCGCGCCCACGATCTCGCTGACGATACCGGCGGTCGCCCGCGAGCAGGTCCGGGCCGCCTTCCGGCTGACCGGCACGCGGGCAACCCTGCTCTTCGAGGTCGTCTACCGTGGCTCGCCCGACGTCGTCAGGCACAGATGGTCGGGCCTCAAGGTCACCGACGTCCAACTGGTGCGCGACCAGATCCGGCTGTCCTTCACGAAGGACATCGGGCAGGCCGAGCCTGCGACGGGCCGCCGCGCCAGCCCCTACACCCTCCCCTCGATCTACGACGATCTGGAGGGCGCATGACCGGCTGGCCACCACCGCGGGACTGGTACGTCGGCCTGCTCGGCGTGCGCTGGCGCGACGGTGGCCGCGACCGCGACGGTCTCGACTG